AACTTTAGCTCTATCCATATTACCGCCACCTTCGTGTGCTATTGGATAATAACCACACCAGTTTTTAACAGCTACAGCTATTCCTACAATTTCTCCTACTCCTACAACAGAACCAGAGCCTCTTCTTATATTTAAATTAGGGTCCTTAGTTTCTAGGTCTATTGAAATTTCATCATATTTAGATAAATCTGGAAAGTCTTCTGGCGGCAGCCATTCTGTTCGTGGTTTGAAAAGTGGCATTTGTATCATTGATTTTTCTTCCTTTCATTGGATTTACGTTCTTCTGTTTGTCTTCTTGATTCTTTATAAGATTCTTCTAATTCTTTTTTCTCTTTCTCAGCTTCTTCTAAGAAATCTTTTTTTTCTGGATAATCACGTTCAATAATCATATCTATGAAATGTTTTGCTTTTTCTAAATCTTGTTTTTTTCCTTTCAATCTGTGTCTCAAGATATATTTTATAACGCAGCCTTCTGGATAAAGCAACTCATTTTCAATTACAAATTTACTTGGCTGAATTTTAAAATTCTGATAGTGTGATCCGCCGATTTGTTTGTCGTATGGTTTCATATTATAAATGCTTTTTCAGCGCGCTTTGGTTCTATAATATGTAAATTTTCTTTTGTTCGTGTTGCACCGACATAATATAATCTATTTTCATCATCTGGATTTTTGTGGTAGGATTCTAAAGTAGTTTTAGTTAAGTCTGTTAATAGAACCACATTTTGTGATTCTCCTCCTTTAGCTGCATGAATAGTAGAGAGTTCTATTCTTGGTTTTTTATTTAACTGTTCGCCATTAGCTCTCATCTTTCTTAAATAGTTTATTCGTCGTGAACCTGCATCATCAAATGCTTCAAACCACACTTTTTTAGTTTTTAATCCAAAGTCTTTTGTTAGTTGGTCGATACCATAAAAGGATCCTTTGGTCATACCTTGTATCAAGGTTTTATCTCTATGTTCAGGAGACATATAACCATAAATTTTTTCTACTTGTTTATAAGTTAAAAGTTGTCCCTGACGTAAATGTTCCCAATTAGTAGCTGCTTCTTGAATATCTTTTTCATAACTACGTTTATGTCTGGTTTCATAATATAAACCTTTACGATATAAAACATCTTCTATTTCTTTCAGCATGTGTTTAGTTCTAGCTAATACCAACCACTCACCAGCGGACATGTCTACTGAATCAACATCAAAATGTCGATGTAAACTTCCTTCATTAGTTTTAGGCTGCCATGTTTTATCAATTCGATGTTTAATTCTATTTATAATTCCCATTGCCAATTGATGAACTTTAATAGGTATTCTATGTGATTGTATCAATGGAAGATTAATCATTTGATCTTGTAAAGCTATAAAAGAATCTACATCAGCGCCAGCCCATTTAAAGATAGCTTGATCATCATCTCCTGCAATAAAAGTATCTTCTGTTTTATTCCAAATAGTTTTTGTCATATCCCATTGCATTAAAGACAAGTCTTGTGCTTCATCAATAAATATTACATCAAACTTAGGGGATAAATCTGATTTTATAAAATTTAAAATCATGTCGTTATAATCAATTAAGTTATATTCTTTTTTGTATCTTTTTAATTCATTATATATAATTCTTAACTTATCTCTCTCCAGGTCCTGAGTGTGTTCCCTTCTTTCATACTGTTGTTCGGGTGTAATATTTCTAAGTTGAGCTAATTGAATTATTTTTAAATACTCACTATCAGAAGTAAATATACCGTGATCTTCTTGATGTTCTGCATAAGAGACTGGAAATCCTAGCTTTTTTCCAAGATCTTTATAGTGTCTTGATTGCATAACTTGATCTTTTTTTAAACCTAATTTTCTAAATGCTAAAGAGTGTAGAGTTCTAAAGTAGGGGAGATCATCTTCAGTTAAATTAAATTTTTTAATTGCTTCGTCTCTGGCATGGTATGCCGCTTTTTGTGTGAAAGCAAAGTAACCCACTCTATCTGGATCTGTTTCTTTTAAATAATCATCTACTTTATTTAATAATGTAGTTGTCTTTCCTGTACCCGGTGGTCCTAGTATTATTGTTTTCAAAACACATCCTTAGGCTTTAATTCTTTTTGAACATAATCATCATTTCTTTTATCAAATTGTTTAACTCTAAATACTGATATTTTATCTTTACCAATTCTTTTATCTTCACAATTGCATGTCTCTTTTAACATTTGTGCTGTACGTTGATAATTGATATCCCATCGTTGTCTAATTAAAAAGTGAGTATAAAATTTGCTAAATATAAAATGATGAAATCCTTCATTATTCCATACACCTCCATTTTTAAGATCCGTGATAGCTGTTCCAATATGTCTATTTAAACAAAACTCTTCTAAATGATTTCTTAATTGATCTGCTGTTGTTACACCTTCTGGCGGTTCTACAGGTTCGTGATTCTTCATCAGTGGATTTATTATCATGTCCCAGTCTTTAGGTTTAACTGTGGGTGGTTTAAAATCCAATTGTTCCATACATGCTTCTTGAAACAAACTTTGTTGTTTTAAAAACTTAACATTCTCTAAATGTAATCGCTCGCCATCTACATTTAGATAGTAGTATGGTTTTTCTAATTTAATTTTTTGTAGGTCAGTTAATGCAGGAAATACTATCTCTTCACCAATACCAAACTTTCTTTCTCTACATAATTTTTTATCACATAGATTGCACATGGGAGTATCATTACATTTATAGCCCCAATCTTTTTTATCGTGTTGTCTTTTAATTATATCTATTTCTGATTCACTTAATGGACTTGTTGATGCTGCAATATTGAACATAGTAATTCTACTTTTCCACTCTGCTGGCCATTTCTTTTTAGCATACACACCAAAATGAAACATAGCATTATTTCTTCCACCCTCTGGTATTTTATTCATAGACATAAGTTCTATGCATGGTGGTGCGTCTGAATATTCTGATTTAGGTCTTTCTATTTTTATTTTATTTAACTGATCTGGTGTCTGTTTATTTCTTTCATACAATCCATAAAAGCCATCTAGACTAGCAGCATTTCCATTTTCAAGAAAGGCATATCTTGTTGTATCATCACCATTAAAGTATGGTAAGTTAAGAAAATTTCCTGTATCATCTTGCGATTTTAATTGAATTTGTTTTGGAAAGACCTCTGATCCTCCGTATCCTAGTAATGTTTTTATTTCTGTAAGTTTGTCTCTCATTCTTTCTGCTGATACCGACTCTGTGGTAAACAGAAAGACGTGTGCTCCACCACTCTTTGATCTACACACCACCAGTGGTAGATTATAATTTTTTATTTTATCTATTAATTTTTTATGATCAAAACCTGCATAGGAATCTATATCTACACACCCCCATACACATTTATTATCTTCATTAATTGGAATAATTCCTAAACTTTGACTGCCTTGTAAATGCATTCTCCATAGATCGTCTGTCACTGGTTGACGTACTACAAAAGATTGTCCTTTTACCTTAACTCCATTCTCAGCTGGTGCACTTATTTTAGTACAACCATGGGCTCTTTCTAATCCTTTAAATATTTCTTTAAATCTATTCATAATTTTGTCTTGGGCGTTTCCACTCTCGCTTCCACGCCCAATCCTAGGAACCTAGCTTACGCTAGATGATTAATATGGTGAATCGGTTTTTGATTCGTCAGATCCGTGTTTAACTTTTACTTGACCCTTGCTGTTTTTTTCAGCAAAGCTTTTAGCAATCGCATAAACACCTTTATCTGTAACCGGACCAACTTTAGATACATCCCATCCAAACCATGTTCCTTTGTCATTCGACATCTGAACAGTCTTTAGATTATAAATGTGGCTATATGTTGGCGGTGTGAATAAGCCGTTCTTACCTTGTAGCTTAAGACCCATCATGATTGAATTCCATTTACGACTAATCTTTAATTGAGTAGCCTTCATAGATATCAATGCTGTTGATGGACTTTTACCCATAAGAATCACAAAGTGATTAGCAGTGTTTTCCAGATAATTACCATTAGGTAATCTATCCTTCCAAGATTTATCACGAGTAGTTGTACTCACGATATCACTGTCTGCACTGTGGATTGCTACAGGAGCACCTCCAGATTGACCTCTGTCCTGCCATTCGACATATTGTCTTTCGTAATGGACTGGTATAACATTTATACCTTTTGCTCCATCATAAAGCTCTTTGGTCACGCTGTTAAAAATCATTCCAGGTTCTGCACCATTAATAAACTTGGCGTTTTGTTTACTAACCTCTGGAGATAATTGTCCCAAAACTTTCAGAAATGGTAATGCAAGATCTTCTTGCGTTATATTCTGAGAGCCCGCATTTGCATCAGCTTCGAATAGATTCGTAGATAATGCGTCCGCTTCTTCTTTTTTTTGTACTTGGTTCATGTTTATTGTTTCCTCTTTATTGTTGTTTTATTTCCAACGAATACGTTGAAAAGTTCCGTTGGCATTTCTTTACCTGCCTCAATACGTTCACGGACTAACGCTTTAAGAGTCATGGGCTCAACCTTCAACTTTTGTGTTGGTTGAAACCCACGCTCTTGTGCAAGAGCAGCATAATCAGCTGCCTTGTTATCTTCGTTGCGACCAAAAGACACGAGTATCTCGTTTTTGATTATGTCTCCTAGTCCATTATTACGAAGCCAGTTAAACGCCGCTTCTCTATTTGCTATAGTGATGTTGGCGCTATAATTTGGTTTAACATCTACAGAAGATCCATCCATAAGTTTAATATGGGCTAAACCCATTTCAGACATCATAGTTGGAATTACTTCTCCTGATAAATGATCATGATTTTTCTTTTTATTTTTTAAATTTTCTTCAGCTTGTTCTATTTCTAGATTAAGAATTTCGAAGGGGGCCACTCGATCAGCTAACGATTTTATATTTTCTGTTTTTTGTAAAACCTTTGCTTGGTCCTCTTCAAAATTAATACTACTCATCTAATTCTCCTTTCTCATATAAATTAATTGTAATAGGATAATATTTTCTTTCTTGTTTATCCCATTTTAGTAAGTTGTATTTGCCGTTAGTAATATCAGAAACTATAGAGCACGCAACTCCAATAATTGCAGGATCTCCTGTTAATAATAAATAGTCACTAGGTCTATAATTTTTTAAAGATTGTTTTAACTT